CCCAGAGATCGCTGAGGAAGCGTGGGAACGTGCCGGACGTGAGATGCGTTCTGGTTATGACCTAAGAACAGCTAGACGCTCTATGAACTTGCTTACTATTGAGTGGGCAAACCGTGGCGTTAATATGTGGACTATAGATGAGAAGTCTGTAGACCTAGTTAAGGGTACGCAGTCATACACGCTACCTGCTGATACGGTAGATGTTATAGAGCAGGCTATACGCACTAATGAGGGCGTGCAAGCTACACAGAATGATCTTGCTGTAACACGTGTCAGTGTGAGTACTTACAGCTCACTCCCTAACAAGTTAACACAGGGTAGACCATCACAAATATTTATAGAGCGTGGTGCAGCTGCTCCTAAGTTATATGTGTGGCCTGTCCCAGATAAAAATACATACAAGCTAAACTACTGGCGTTTAAGACGTATAGAAGACGCGGGACAAGGGGCATACACAGCAGATATGCCGTTTAGATTTTTACCTTGTTTAGTAGCTGGTTTAGCTTATTATATTGCTATGAAGACTCCTGAGTTATCGGACAGAGTAGTAATGCTAAAACAGATGTACGACGAGCAGTTTGAGATGGCTTCTACAGAAGATAGAAGCAAAGTATCAGCTAGATTTGTGCCGCGTATTGGGTACCCATAATGGCTAAGTTTGCTGCAGGTAGAAAGGCGTTTGGCTTCTGCGATATATGTGGGTTTCGTATAAAAATCCGTGATATGAAGGCGGTTATAGTCAAGCGGCAAGATACTGGATTATTAGCTTGTAGGTCGTGTTGGGACAAAGATCACCCACAAAACATGCAAGGTGAGTACCCAGTTACAGATGCAGAAGCATTACGTATATCACGCCCAGACACAAGTTTAAGTGCAGACTCTGCTGATACCAGTAGTCGCGCAGTAGATTGGGGTTGGAACCCAGTGGGTACAGGGCCAAACACATTAATAGAAGTTAAAACAGGCACAGTTACAGTGACGGTAGAATGATATGATGACATATACAGAACTAAAAACTAATGTGCAAGACATCACCGAGATGACTTTTACTGACGCACAGTTAGCTATGTTTACTAAACAAGCTGAGCAAAAGATCTATGGTTTTGTAAAAGATTTACCTATACTACGAAGACGCGCTAATGAGGCTTTTGGTGCTTCCGCTGGGTATCCGTTGCCTGCAGACTGTGTATACGTGCATAGCGTAATACAAAGAACGGGTCTGCAGGATGCGGCTGAAGAACATCAACTTATACAAAAAGACCCTGAGTTTTTGAGAGAAGCGTATCCCCTAATAACGCAACCAAATACTGATGGGGTAGCAGAGCCGTTATTTAAATATTACGCTATAGAAGGCATGGATATTGGTGACGGTACCGCCGGCGCTTCTACCGAAATAGCTAGGATGCGTCTTATGATTGCGCCCGGATATTCTGGAAGTGGGGCATTCTATGTAATATATCAATCAGGCCAACCTATATCTATAGTAGATTTTTCTAACTCAAACTACAACTCCACGTGGTTAGGGGGTAACTATGACTCAGCGTTGCTAAACGCCACTTTGATAGAAGCTGCAAGATTTATGAAATCCGAACCAGACATTGTTCAGTTGTACGAACAGCAGTTTATGTTAGCCTTACAACCCCTAGTTGATACGGCGAATGTACGTATAAAGAATGATTCGTATAGACCCACATCTTCCCCAGCAAGGCCGCTTACTGTACCTGCTCCTGCACAACCACCACAGAGAGAGGGCTAGTAGATGGCTATTTCACAAGTGTTATGTACATCATTTAAAAAAGAGCTACTAGAAGGCACACATAACTTCGGCTCGCATACTTTTAAGGTAGCTTTGTATACTAACGCTGCCACGTTAAATGCGGACACTACTGCGTATTCTACAGATAATGAAGTATCTGGCACTAATTATAGTGCTGGTGGAGTTACGCTTACAGCTAGTACAGTAGCTAGTGGTGATGGTGTAGGGTTTGTTAATTTTTCTAACGCTACTTGGGCAAGTAGTAGTTTTACGGCTAGGGGTGCTTTAATATATAATTCTAGTCAGAGTAATAAAGCAGTCATGGTATTAGACTTTGGCGACAACAAAACAAGTAATAACAGCACGTTTGCGGTAGCTATGCCTGCTAATACGTCTAGTACAGCACTTATAAGGATTACATAATGAGTACATCTTACACAAACAACCTTAAACTTGGTAAGCCTGCTGCGGGTGATACTGGCTGGGGTAATACCTTAAACGCTGAAGTCACTGACATGGTGGAAGAAGCCATTGCAGGCATAAGAACCATAAACTCTTGGAGTTCGGGTACTCCTGCGGTTCATACTCTTACTACAGCTAACGGCACTACGTCAGAGGCTAGAGCCGCTATATTAACGCTAAAAGATACTACTAGTGATATAGGCACTACCGCGCAACTAATTGTACCTAACGTATCAAAATTATATTGCATAATTAATGAGACAGGCCATACAGTAACGGTAAAAACTGCCTCGGGCTCTGGAGTTTCTGTACCTACAGCTAAACAGTTTAATGTTGTGTGTGATGGCACTAATGTTATTGAGCAAGTTAATTATCAAGGTGCCGCCGACGTTAATACTCTAACAACTGCAGGGCTTGCAACAGTTAATTCGCTAGTAATAGGCTCCTCTGGGACACCAGTCACTCAGATTGCTGACGAAGATGCTATGTCTTCCGATAGCGCTACAAAACTCGCTACTCAACAATCAATCAAGGCGTATGTAGACAATAACTCAACATACCACCGACAAGCTAACTACTTTGCGTGGGATGTACCGACTTTTAACCAGAGTACCAATGTAACATCATCCCCTCCTAAGTTTCACGTAGCAGATGGCGCTAGTGCTACGTTAGTTGAGTTTGAATTACTTCGCCCATCGCCAGCTACCGCATCGCGCCATAAAATAGACATTACGTTAATGGGGGACAAAGATTTTCCTAACCCCTCAAACCTAAATTACTCCACCGGTTTTCAACAGTATTGCGATATAATTTACTATATCCAGAGAAAATCTAAACTAGCTACCGGTGTTGGCATAGGCACTAATTCTGTTGCGCAAGATCAGTTGGGGGCGGGAAACTCTTATTTTTATAAGATATACGTAAGCGGTGATGTTACTAGTGAACTAGATAATTTTAGTTGGATAGCAAAAACAGCGGCTCCGGCATCAAATGCCAAGTATCAAGTTATGAGTTACGAGTATGAGGTAGCCGGTAATAGAACGGGTATAGTATTTAACGGGGGCTCAGGCTCAGCTACGCCTTATACAGGCACGGGCAATAGTATTTTTGTTAGTAACACAGGCTTTACTGCTGTAGATAGTTGGCATACCGCTACCCATAGCATACCCTCTAATTCAGGATACCCATTCTATACTGGTTCTATGGGTGAATACTTTGCGGCTTATAGCGGCACCAACTTCCAACGCAAGTACCGCCTGAAAGATGTTCTTCCTCCTGTAGTAGTAAAACCTGAGTCTGCAGGTACGATAGAAATGAGAATAGAAGTAACCTGCGGTGTTTTGGGCTCTGACGGAGAATATTACTTCCAACAGGCCACTATAGACCAAACAACTATAGGGAGAGATTAATCATGGAAGAGAATAAAGAAGCCCTACTTAAACTAGAAGCCCATGAAAGAGAGTGTGCTCAGCGTATGAAGAACATACAGTTTCAACTAGATACGGTGGATAAGCGTTTAGATCAGGGTATGCATAAGTTTAGAAATATTGAGCGTTTATTATGGCTTCTTTTTCCGGTGATTCTAGGGGCAGATGCAATTGCTCAGAACCTACTCTAAGATTTGTTTATTACTGTTCAGCTCCGTTGTTTTTGCTAACAACCAAGAGGGTAGCCTTAACACCTACCACGGCGAGAATAGCGTAGCTAATAGTAATAATAGTACTAAAGATGACTCAGTATCTAATACTTACAATGGTGCGGGGTCTTCTTCTGAAATGCCTGTTGGTAGCGCTATAAGTCCTAGTTATATGTCTAATGGCATGGATACTTGTTTAAAAGGTACGGGTGGGTCACTACAGACTGTAGGTGTAGGATTTAGTAGTGGGGGATATAATGTTGATCCCGAATGTAACCGGCGTAGAGACGCAAAAGTATTGTCTGATTTGAACATGAAAGTAGCCGCTGTCGCTAGGATGTGCCAGTCAGTAGATGTGTGGAAATCTATGTTCATTTCTGGTACGCCATGTCCTATACTATCTAATGGTAAACTTATAGTTGGTAAGCGGGCGTTTCTTATGATGAAACAAAACCCCAAAACTTACATCCCAGATTACAGTAAAAAAACTAGAGAGTGGTATAATACAATACTTAAAATAGGAGAGAGCGATGTCGATGAAGAAGAAGATGATTTTACCTCTATTAGCGCTAAGTACCGCAGCTCACTCCAGTGAGTTAGACAACTTAGTTAACACGTCGTCGGCTATTGTAAACCAACTTGATAAAGGTATCGCGTATGTGGGTTCTGCCACTGAGTATTCTCATCTTGGTACTGCTATGTCTGATGGCAGTGTTTCAGAGTCCGCGCATATTACCTCACAACAGATCCAAGCATACAATGATGCTCTTAGTAATATGGCTAATTACATGCCTTATGGCGATGTCCGCGCTGTCCTAAACGAACGTGCTATTACTGAGTTAGAGCTTATGGATACGGCCATTGACACATTTACAGAAGCAGTTGTAGAAATGGTGCAGGTTGTAGAAGTAGCTGAGCTGGCAGAGACAGCGGCTACCCCTGATGAAGAAGCTGCCGTACAAGAATTTGTGGCTAACAACCAAGAAGTTCTAACTATTAGCCAAGAAGAAGTCACTGAGTATAATCAGTCTATAGATGATATTGAGACACACGCTAACAACGCGAGTGCATTTATTGCCGTTGCCGAAAACACTGCGGCAATAGATTTCCTACAGCAGGGCGCAGAGAATAACAATACTACTGCGGAGCAAGCTGTAGTTACGTATTCAGCTAACAACCAGTGGGTAAGTATGCAGTGGGCGGGGACTAACAATGCTTCTGCTGTATATCTAAACGGGAACGATAACTTTGGTTTAGATGTATACGCCACACAAGCGGAAATATTAGTTGCAGGCCAAGAGTCTGAGTTTTATTTAACTGGCCCTACTGCACAAGGATATAGCTGCTTTATGTATGGAGATTGTAATTATGAGCCTTGAGTCTAGCGAACTGACGATTGGTGGTCAGACGTTTAAAGGGGCTTGGATTGCTGTAGTATTAGCTATTGGTTCTACTATTGGCGGTGGGGTATGGACTGCAAGTAGTTTGTACTCTAGACTAGAAGCTGTAGAGGCGGTACAAATACCAAATATAGTGCCCCTAGAAGAAGAAGTATTGTTGATAAAGCAAGAATTAGAGGCTAATGATGTATCTAAGTTACAAGGTAAACTAGCGGAATTAGGCGCTAACTTAGTAACTATAAAAGACCAACAATCCGGACTGTTACTTATAAAACAACAAGTTACTGATGTAGAAAAGTCAGTAACAGAGATGCAAACTGTTGTTCAGAAAGCAGAGATTGTTGTTAAGGCGGTAGAAAACTTTGAAGGAGATATAAAAGTTTTAAAGCGTGAAATACAAGATTTGTGGGATGGTATGGACGAGTTATACAACCCACTAAAGTGAGGTATATATGTTACAACATCTTATAGGCCCTATAACTAATATAGCTGGGGGCTACCTAAAGAACAAAGCGGAAGAGAAACAAGCTAAGCATAAAGCCAAAATGAAGGTCATTGAGAATGATGGTGAGTGGGAATCTAAAATGGCTGATGCCTCTGCCCATAGCTGGAAAGACGAATTTTGGACTATTGTACTTTCAGTGCCCATTTTTATGATTGGGTATGCTATTGTGGTTAACGATATAACAGTCATAGATAGAGTAGAGCAAGGGTTTGTCGCTCTTAGTAATTTACCTGAGTGGTACCAATACTTATTGTTTATCGCCATATCAAGTAGCTTTGGTGTTAAAGGTGTTTCTAAACTAATGAGCCTAAGAAAATGAGTTTAAAGTATTTTAAAGTAGAAGATTTTAACTGTCAGGAAACTGGTGAGAATGAGATGTGTCCTGACTTTTTACAGAAACTTGATGCACTACGTGAAGTGTGTGGGTTTCCATTTATTGTAACTAGTGGGTACAGATCGCCTAACCATAGTATTGAAGCTGCTAAGGCCAAGCCGGGAACACATGCACAAGGTATTGCTGCAGATATTAAAGTGACTGGTGGTGCACAGCGTATGTCTATTATACGTAACGCTTCTATTATGGGCTTCAATGGTATTGGGGTTGCCAAAGGTTTCGTACATGTTGACACGCGAGAGACTACCCCCGTAGCTTGGAAATACTAATATGCCATTAAGTAAAGTCCAGTTTAACCCCGGTATAAATAAAGAACTAACTAGATATACCAACGAGGCCGGTTGGAGCGACTGTAATAAAGTTCGTTTTCGTCAAGGCTACCCTGAAAAAATTGGTGGTTGGACTAGACACGGCGTTAATACGTTTACAGGCGTTTGTAGATCTCTGCACCAATGGTTAAGCCTCGGGAGTATAAAATATACCGGTCTTGGCACTAACCTAAAATTTATGGTGGAGCAGGGGCAAAACTACTACGATGTAACGCCTTTACGTGAAACTGTGTCTTTGACCGACAAAATATTTGTTACTAATGGTTCTACTACAGTAAAAGTGCAAGACCCTAATGGGGGTTTTACTCTAGGCAGTTATCTTACAATTGCTGGTAGTGCCGCTGTTGGTGGTATATCTGCAGATGCTCTAAACAAAGAACATGTCATAACGAGTGTAGGTTCTTCGTTTACCCAAAATTGTCTCTACGGCAATGGTGGCCCCGGGGTAACACACACAGGAAACGTTGATATAGTTGTAGGACTTCCTGTAAGTGGCCCCAACATCCCTGCGGGAGCGTTTATAACAGCAATAACAAGCTCAAGTGGGTTTAACCTGAACGTTGTTCCCTCGGGGGGCTTACAACAAAATGACTTAACTTTTGATGGTAGTAAACTCTTCTCTATACAGGCAGATTCAGCAGCGACTAGCACTCCCGCTAACCCGGGTGGGGGCACTTTCACTATAGCGTATCAGGTTAACGTAGGGCCGGACTTTCAGGTACCAGTAGACGGCTGGAGTTCTTCTGCTTGGAACGAAAGCACTTTTAATGGCGGTAATCCCGGTGGTGAGTCTCTACGGGTGTGGAATCAAGCTAACTACGGCGAAGATTTAGTTATAGGGCCTCGTGGTGGGGAGTTGTATTATTGGGATACAAGTGCGGGTTTGACCACAAGAGCTATAGCCCTAAAAAACGTACTCCATACTAGTACGGTTGCGCTGTCTCAAACATCCACAGGGAATATAGGTACTGGCCTTCCGGGGATTACCGACTTAGACCCCAACGTAACGCCAAAAATTAGAGGTGGCGCGGTAGTTACATGTACCACAGCAGGTAAGATTGCCGCAGGCACAACAGTTTTATCGGTAATGCCGAACAATACGGTAGTTAACACAAGTGCTAATCCGCTAGACACTGTAAATGGACTAACATATGTATTTGATGGTGATCCTATATCAGTTACTAAAGACTCTACGGCAATAACCGTATTTGACCCTACACTGGAATTTGCTTATAAAGTTGGGCAATATGTCACTATAGCTGGGGCTACAACCGTAGCGGGAATAACTAACACAGTTATAAACGCAAGACATAAGATAGCATCAGTGGACTCTGCGGCTAATACTTTTACTACAGAATCTATAGCGGGCGCTAACCCTGCTACTAGTACAACTTCTGGGGGCGGTGCATCTGTTACTTTGCAGTACGAACTATCCGCTGAAGTCCCCATAGTACAAGATCATTTGTTAGTGTCTGACGCTAGTAGGTTTACTTTTGCTTTTGGGTGTAACGCGTTTGGAGATGCCACTGAAACACAGAATCCATTGTTACTACGTTGGTCAGACCAAGAAGATGTTTATGATTGGCGACCACGTTCAACTAATCAAGCAGGGAGTTTGCAGTTATCGCAAGGCGCAGAGATAGTTACAGCCATACAGTCACGGCAAGAAATATTGGTGTTCACAGATTCTGCGTTGTACTCGTTGCAGTATGTTGGAGCGCCAGTAGTATGGGGTTCTCAATTGGTTGGGTCGAACATGTCCATAGCTTCATCGAAGGCCGTTGCGTACGCCAACGGAGTAGCGTATTGGATGGGCAAAGAAAAGTTTTATAAATATGATGGGTCAGTCCAACCACTAAATTGTGATGTTAGGAAGTATGTATTTGATGACTTAGATAAAGATCAGTACCAACAAGTATTCGCCGGTACGCTTGAAGAGTTCCACGAAATATGGTGGTTTTACTGTGATTCTCAACGTGTAGCGCCAAACAAGTATGTAGTGTATAACTACTTGGAAGATATTTGGTATATAGGCAGTATGGATCGTAGTGCTTGGTATGATTCTCCTATTAACGACTTCCCACTAGCTGCTACTGACACCTACAATTTAGTAGAGCATGAGAACGGAAATGATGATGGGCAATACAGCACTCTATCGGCTATAGATGCATACATAACTTCCGGCCAATTTGGTATAGAGTCGGGCACTAGTTTTACCTTTATAGATAAAATTATACCTGACGCGTCTTTTGTAGGTTCAGACTCCGCTACTCCTAGTGTAAGCCTGTCTCTATTGGGTAGCAGTGAACCCGGTTCAGCTACTAATTCACCTACGTCTGAAGGGGGTGTAAACACTGGACAAACCGTGCTAGAATCAGGTACTGTAGACCAATACACCGAGCAGCTAAACGTGCGGGTGCGTGGCAGACAAATCGCCATTAAGGTAGAATCAGACTCATTAGGTACTAAGTGGCAACTTGGAACTCCTAGGTTGAACATGCGTCCGGATGGCAGACGAGGTAAGTAAATGGTTACTAAGGTACGTGATACGCAGAAGATTTTTGCGGCACCTGCACTACCCGAAGCCCCTACGGAGTACAGCCAACTATGGCAGTCACAGCATAACGCTGTGCTTAGACTTTTTTTCTCGAACGTAGATAATTCTATTGCCGCAGCTTTAAAGCTAGACACCGATGACATCATTGATGGCTCTATACCTAACAGTAAACTAGAAAACTCTACTGTGTCTTTTGGGGGCGTAACTGTGTCATTAGGTGGCGCTGATGCTACCCCTGCGTTTGACCTGTCTGATGCCACAAACTACCCTACATCTAGTTTAAGTGGAACTATAGCTACAGCCCAGATAGCTGATGGTGCAGTTACACCCGTGAAGTTATCTGCTACATACCTACAAAATATCGTGGAAGATACTAGCCCACATCTGGGCGGGCAGTTAAACGGTAATTCCAATTCGATTACTAATATAGGTAGTATCACCGCTAGCACTGGAACATTTTCTACTGTAACTGGTGCAATAGTCACGACCAGTGGAAATATAGAAGCAACAGGCGGCAACATTACAGCAGGTGGTAACATTGTTGTTGGTGGCACAGTCGATGGTGTAGATATAGCAGGACTAAACACTACTGTAGCAGGTAAAGCAGACTTATCAGGTGCTACCTTTACTGGCGGTGTAAGCATTGGAACTCTTCCAAGTAACCCAGAAAATTTTTCTGTAACAGGTGTGGCTTACTTATATGGTGGCGCAAGTGTAACAGGCAATATTACAGTTACAGGTACAGTAGACGGTGTAGACATAGCGGCACGGGATGCTGTTCTAACTTCTACAACTACTACCGCTAACTCTGCAATGCAAGACTTAGTAGATGATACTACTCCACAGTTAGGTGGTACTTTAAACCTGAACGGCAATGTTGTTACAGGTGCAGGGACAATATCTACGTCGTCAGGTATTGGAACTACAAATGGAGATGTTGGCACAACTAACGGTAATCTATATGCGACATCAGGTCATGTACAAGCACGAGAAGCCGAGATTGGGAGTGGTAAAACTGGCTCGTTTGACGATAATTACAGTACAGGTACAAATTCTGGCAGCTCCACTAAAGTAGTTGATATAGGCACTGGATACCATAATGGTGGCACAACAACAATTAACATTGGCCCAACATCGGGAACTACCACTAAGACCATTAACCTAAATGCTAATACAAATGTAGCTGGTAATATTGCAGTTACGGGTACAGTAGACGGCAGAGACGTAGCCGCAGATGGCGCCAAGATAGATGTCCTAGGCAAGTTTGCTTATGGTGATGCAATGGCTGTAGGTATATCAGGCACAGGGGAGAAGACAGTATTTACATTTGGCTTACCTGCACCTGCATCTGGCACGGTTATGCGATCAATAACAGGCAGTATTCAGGTTAGATTTTACCTTAATAGCGGCAACACACCTCCCAGAGACATCCAATATCAGGCATGGCTTCAAATCCTGAGCACTGCCGCGGGGGGTACATCTTTAGGCACAGCAACTTACTCTTCGTCTCCCTCTAGTTATCAGGCTTGGTATTATGTATCTGGCAATAAAACAGACTTAGTTAGCCCGTATAGGGGCAGACTAGCAACTAGTGTGACTGGGGCAAACTATGGTACTATGATGGGGTGCTACTATGATGTTGCTACTAATCGAACTTATATAAGAGTAAGTAAATACCCCAACGCGACAACTGTATATGCCAATGTGGAAGTATTTTATAGCCCAACTAACTTTTACAGCCCCGGGACTTATGTTTCGCCTTATGTTTCTAACTATAACCGTATACGCATAGATGCCGCTACTGTTTATAGCACTAGGATGATAGACTTTAACGAAGTATTCCCAAGAACAGGAGATTCATTGTATTTGCGAATGCGGTACAGAAGCCTAACTGGTACTACGGGCATGAGTATACTTGCATATAATAACCAAGGATTTTTAGAGGTCACTCCATGATACAAGTAGGGTATATAAAGACAGTAGGTGACGAAGAGGTAGACGTTATAGAAACTACTGTCGAAACGCCTGATATGGTGGACGTAAACACAGCGTTAGCTTCTTTGCAGACAACTTTGGCTGGTAGAACCGACATAGTAGAGCTATTTGCCCAAGAATACTTTGGTGAAGATGATGAAGACGGTAACAGAATTTACCATAAAGTTGCATTTCAGGATTTAATCTAATGTCTGATTACGTAGGCATGACCTTCGATGAAATAAAAGCTGCCAAATCTAAAGAGTGGATAGAGTCTGAAGAATACACGCAAATCATCGCCGACCTTGAGCAGGCGAATCAGGTTCACAAGAGTGCACTAGACGCCTACCGTGAGGCGGGCGGAATTAAGGGCGACGAGGATTACCCTAGCTACTTTCCTACTCCGCACCCGGATTCTTGGTATAGTCAGCAGATTAACGATATTTACAATCTTTTGAACGTGAGCTTCAACGGTTTTTTTAAGGACAGGATTCCATATTACGACCCCAGCCTAGTCCCTTACATGAAACAACTGCTTTTGGACGAATACATTCTACCTCCTCCTACGTCGGAGGGTCAAGCCAGATTGCGCGCATGGAGTGATGAGGCCATACCCGGCATGGAGGGGGCATTTGCTGAGGCGGAATCTGCCCATAGTTATATTTTAGAATACGAAAGTCGTTACCCAAAACGTCAAGGCTACCCGCGAGTAAAAGAGCACTTCGGCGGTCACCGGAGCTTGATTCGCCCAACATATGAGGATCTGTATGGGGATCAAGGCCCGACCCTTGTGGATATAATGACAGAGACAGGGAACGCAAGAAACGGGATTAGTAAGTTAAAGAGTAAAGTCGAAAATGTTAACCAGCATAACACTAATGTAGAGTCACACTTTGAGTTTATAAAAAGTAACTACGACGAAGCAAAAAGGCTTGTAGAGGCCGATGAAAGCAGGAGGGGCGACTTTGCTACCGAAGAAGAGTATGACGCGTGGTTTGCCACTCACGATTCAGATGGCGACGGAGTAAATAACGCAGATGATCCCTCCTTGTATGACGCGTCCGTGTCTGATGACGGTGCCTACGCCCGAAAATTTTCTGAATTAAGAGAATCTTTAGATTTTATTAATATGTACCCTCTTAAACGAGTGGTGTACGACCCAAGCGGCAACCCCACAACTGAGGAGTATGATCCGGAATTCTCGGGGCTCCCCTCCAAATCTTCAACTGGGTTTGTATCGCCCGACGAATACGACCCCGCCAACGTTTTTACCTATGACTATGACGGCGATGGTATCCCTGATTCTAGCGAAGTAGGTATACCGGAGTGGATTAGACAACTGCCCGAAGAGACCGACGAAGAGTACAAGGCATTCCTCGAAGAATGGTTTGGTGATATGAGTATAGGTAATCCTCAATTTGGTTTTGTCGGCGCAGACCTTGATTACGAGGCGGACATCTCCTTAATTGATTACCTGACTGCGACTAGCGGTTGGAAAACCCCCGACATGGACGTAGATGGGGACGGCATAAACAACCTTGAAGATGAGTTTGCATTTTTATCGTCAGAGTGGGAAGACGCCGATGGTGATCGGCTTGGCGATAACGAAGCGGATGACGACGTAACCACGGCAGACCCAAATCGGATAGATACTGATGGCGATGGCGTGTACGATGTAGACGACGCTTTTCCAAACGATGCTACTGAAGATACTGACTCAGACGGGGATGGTGTTGGGGATGCGGCTGATTTTTACCCGGACGACTCGGATCGCCAAGAATTACAAGATGCTGACGGGGATGGAGTGGATGACAGAGACGATGCTTTCCCCAACAACCCTAATGAGTACATTGACACGGATGGAGATGGTGTAGGTAATAACACTGATTTTTACCCGGACGACCCGGATCGCGTTGAAATCAAAGATTCTGATGGTGATGGTTTACAAGACAGTCTAGACGCATTTCCCTATGACCCCGACAAACAAACCTCAGCAGATGCAGATCCGGTAGAAGATTTAGCGCCAGAATTTAAAAATCCTAGTGCGAACACCGACGATGAGACCCAAGCTAGGGAGGCAGGAAAAGAAGCCGCGGGGGAGAAACTAAAAGAATACTCGGAACGGTTTTATACGCATTCTGAGTCGGGGTACTATACTCACCAAAATACCGAAGAACTAAAAGAAATATTGGGTATAACCGACATAGCTGAATTTACTAGTGGGCAAGCCCTTAAAACGGGCACTAACGCCATACTGTATCAGGGATATGAGCGACCGCTTACTGTAGACGAGGTGTGGGCCGGGTACCAAGCGATCATGAATGGGGCTAAAACCGTGTTAGACCCACGAGCCAAAGAGCTTATGAGTCAGGGCAGCATGTCCGGTAATGCTAGGTTGATAGATTATGGCAAACTAGCGGTAGGTTCTCAGCCTTTTGTAGGTATGTCTGGCGCTTTTGATGATATAGGATATATATGGGACGGACAAGAATACTTTTATAAAACAAACGAAGACCCTAGTGTAAGGGCAAACATTAACTTAGCTAATCACGGGGCGTTTTTTGGGGATGGCCCTGCTAGCAGAGTTGACCTGACGAACGATACATACCTTGACATGGTTAAAGCGGGCGCTACTCCCATAATCTTTAATGGGTATTATGATGTTCTGTCTAGGGCCGCCATGCTACCAGAACTTTTTGACTTTGAAATGTCTGGCAAAAATCCGTCTGACCAAACAGATGGTGTATGGAGACCTGAGACCACAACTCCGCAGATGTTAGTCTACTATGGTTCAAAGGAAGGGGCTGAAAACGGGGACAACACTGACATAGTAGACATAGTAATTAACTATGATCGACAAACTGGGTATGGGTACAAGCTAGACAAACAAGATAGGTTTGTAAGCGCAAAACAAGCGGGTACCGCAAAGGCCATGCAGTTTGGCCCGGAGGTAATGTTCTTAACAGCAACCACAACTCAGGCGAACAATGGTTGGGAGTCGGTAACTCCCAGACTACGAAAAATAGCGGCGGATCAATACGTAAAAGACCATTCTCAAGGAGTATTGTGGGAATCGGGAGCCGTGAAGCCGGGACAAGCTATATCCTTTGACATCCAGACGGGCGAGAATCCCGATGGTAGTCCTATAACTCTGTGGGAAGGGTTTGAGACAAAGTATAATTTTATAGACACGGAGCATGGAGTACCTATACGCGCCGAAGACCCTACTGCAGGGTTAATACGTGGTGCGGATGTAATACCAAAAGCAGAGGATGTAGCAGAAGCATACTTCATGATAAAAAGCCCTGCCTTCGGAATAGATAACCGTAGGGGCGCCGACTTATGGTTAGCATCCCTAGACCCAGTAATACAAGATTTGTTTTTTGATCGAGATTTTTATAACCCTAATGAAAAGGTGATAGACGATCTAATATCTACAGTGGGCGCTGCAAATATAGTAGGTGGTGGTGGGCTAGCTAGAATTGACTCCGAGAAAATTAAGGCTTGGGGTAATAATTTTAGTGGCACAGCGGCGGAGAAAAAATCAGCAAAAGAGTTAACAGATGCTTTAGTAAGCTACCATGCCGGAGAATACCTAGAGTTTGGTGCCCTAAGCATAATAGTAGATGTTAATACGCTTGCAGAAATAGAGTTTGAGGCAGATCCTCCGGAGGTAGAGGAAGGCACTTTCGTAGGTAAAGACACACTTCTAAATGAATTAGCAAGAAGTAACGCAATCATAGGTTTGCAGGATGCATGGAGTAATGCGAGCCTTCAGCCCGAATACCAACGCATCCATGACAACGAGTTTAGGATAGAGCAGGATAGGCAGATAAAATACGCGATAGAGCGGTCTAGCGCTTACGTACTTAGAGACAGTGCGGGTCGTCCAGTACATGAAGGAATGTATTTTAATTCATCTGCTACTAGCTTGGGTGGCTTCGTACCCCCTACCACTTTTGGTACTTCTGACGGGTACCCTACAATTATACAGTCGCTGTTATTCGAAGAGAAGTGGTGGATACAGGCGTTTCAGTCTTCGGTGGTAGGTAGGTTTGAACCCCCGATGTATATGGACGTGCCAGAAGAGAACCAAGCGCAGTTATGGCCGGGGGAAGCGAGTGGTGAGGAGTTGTGGAGAGACACTTCGCGGCTATACATGAAGTTGCCTTCCGCTGCGCCCGTAGTTAGGTCTCCTGCCCTGCAGCCCCGCGGAGACCTTATGGGCAAAGATGACTCTACCTATGTGGGTTCTCAGTTTGACCTAATAGCTATGGATGGCCCTTACCAAGCGTACAAAAAAGCAATAGAGGAAGGAAAAACAGAAGCTCAAGCTCAAGCAGCTGCAGCCGCAGTGCCCAACCCAAATGATCAACTACTTGCGACTTGGGCTGGCATGGGGGAAGACAGGTCTGAGCGGCGTAATCAGTTTCTAGGCGCTATCAACGAGTCAGTGTACTCTGACGGGGGTTGGGATGTCTCCTCGGGGGGCTGGCCTACAGACTTATACGCCCAAAACGCTCCCAACGGCGGGGTATGGATAGATATATCTAACGGCATGGCTCCCATAGGCGCTTATACCATGATGTATATAGCACAACCCCCACTAGTAGACGCGGTAACTGGGTGGTCTAGCCCTGTAGGCAAACTTATCTCTACTACTTTGTCTCTGGCTTTCCCTCCACTTTACTTGGTGGTTCAAGGCCTACGAGCCGCTAATGGGGAGACACTAAAAACAAGTGACTGGATAAGTATTGTAACCGCGGGACTAAAAGTAGGTGGTAAGCTGAAAGCAGGCACTACTAAAGAAGGCGCGGAAACTGCGGGTGAGACAGCTAGAGAGGCAGCTGAAGCAGAAGCTATAGCGGATGGGTTTAATGGGCAGGCAGTTACCTCTATGGGCGATAGTGCTTACAGCGCCGCATACACAACTGCTATTAATGGTATAGGTATAGCAGGGTTAACTGCAAAACAAACCGTAGCGCTTATAAATGTAGCGGGTGGGCAGAATCCCGGCACTGCCTTATTAACTTCTTTTGGCCCAGATTACCTAGAAAAAGGGTTTTCGAACCTAGGAGTAGATACTTCTCTTTATACTAACATGAGCCAACCTGTGAAAGACGGGTTTAATGTGTTCTTGGCCGAACGTTTAGACGGCAACAGTTTTTCTGATTCGTTAAGACAGGGCGGAGTAGAGTTCTTTGCAGAATACATATCTGAGAATGACCTAGTAGACGAAATAAAATTAATAGCTGAGGGTTTTATAGACGACCTAGGCCCCGCTATTTCGGCAGTGGGTGACTTATTCAACGAAAGTCAGTTGAGTGATGCTCTTGATGCGGTGCTTGATCTAGTGCCAGAGAGTGTTGTAGAAGAGTTGTCGGCCCTTTTGACTAGTACGGGAGAAGCGTTAGATCCTATACTAGACTTCGCAGAGGCGAGCATAGATCTTGTAACGGATGTGGTTGTAGAGCCACTGTCAGATTTAGTATCAGGTATTAGTAATAGGGTAGATTTAGCAGTAAACGGCGTGGTGAACTTATTTCCTGATGGGCTGCCAGAGGCGGTGGATGCGAAAATAACCGCTATTGTTGACGGGCTAAGTGGGGCGTCTAAAATCTCATTTGAAAAATTGCCGGAAGCGTCTAAAAAAGCCTTAGAGACTAGTGTAGCCCAACTCGTTGTAAATGGAGAGATAGACAATCAAGGACTAGAAACGGCGTTTACTAAAGAACTAATAACGGCAGAAACCGTAAACGATCTAATAGACTCTAGCGAGGGTAAGACAAAAGATGTTCTGATGGCCATAGGCCCGGGAACACTAACCACTGCTATGCGTGCGTCTATAAACATGGGGCTTGCGGGTGGTAGTGTCGGTGGCGCATTTATACAGACTATTGCTGCCGCTACAGCTAACGCACTTAAATATGCGGCAGACGTTGGGGGTATAGAGGGATTAACTCGAGAAATTAGTCAGTTCCAAGATAATATTTCTGGGCAACAAAGACGCGTAGAAGATGCCGCGGCAGAAGTAAACTCTAAAGACGAGGAAGTGACCGCTAAGCTATTAGAAATAGAGGCTATAACTACGGATATAGAAGCGCAACGAGCAAGGTTGTCCGAACTGTACGAAGCGGCTATAGCTGAAGGAGCTACTGAGGCTGATCGTGTAGCGTTTGAGAGCTACCAAGAAAACTTTACTGCTTCTTTACCTTACCTTGAGACGGACATAAACAACATAAAAGGAGAGTTGGCGGGCATAGAAGAAGAGTATGAAGTAGCCTTGGGGATATACAATGACAACATAGACCTGTTAGAACAATATTCTCGAGATACAGATCCCAAGTTACAGCTTGAATTTTCTAACATGCACGTTGCGGTAGCAAACCAACTAAACCAAGACTTCGGTGCCACGTGGCAACAATATGCTCAGGTTAATGGGCTTGGGGAAGGCGCTACTATATTTGATGTTGCGGAGCACTATATATCTCAAGGGTATGTAGACAGTGTACCTACCACAGTTGAAGATTATAATGCCAGAATAAACTTAGCTACTAACGCGTTTGTGGATAATGTAGTTGCAGACGCGGGTATTAATTTGGCCGAGCTGCCTCCCAACAGCCGAGCGGATATACGAGCGGCAATACTAAACGAGGTGAATACTTTCGCTGGCGTCGAAGGCGTTACCCCCCTACAAATGCTAGAAACTATGCAGGATGACCCCACCTACCGCGATGGATTTAAGGCAGGTACTGAGTTTGATGATGTAATCTTGCAGGCGTACAACCAGTCTTATATTACCGACGATGGCGAGCCCCTAAATTTTACAAGTTTGGCAGAGGTAGAAAACTACGAGCTAGAGCAGCGTGCTAACCAGTTCATTAATGCGTACCTCCCCATAGACATTAATACTGGAGCTCCTGTTGACCCAGAAGAGTACAGCAAATACCTCACCGACCTTATTGAAGGGCGGTTGTTTGTTGCGTTTGATGAAAGTGGTATGTATTCGTGGGACGAAGCTACACAAACAATAAAATTTAACACCCTAACAGGTTTACAGGAAGTTGTTGACGTTGTCCCGGGAAAAACACTTTCTCAGATGGCAGCAGAAGACCCTATATTCTATGTACAAACCTTGGGGCAGTTAGAAAATAATGCCAATGCACTTGATTTGGTAGCAAAGGTACAAGAAGAAATAGGCGAGACTTTTGAAATTCCTAACTATGCTGATACCGTGCTTGGCGTGCCCGATTCAGAGCTGCCTTGGATAGTAAGAGTTTCTAGAGACTATATGCAAGACATAGCGGTAACACGCCAAGAATACTTAGATAAAGTAGAAGAACTAGAATCTTTTGAAGGCCCACTAACCCCTGAACAGGAATTAGAGTTAGAAGAAACTAGAGGCGCTTACGAAACAGCCGACCGACAGTTAATGACTGCTTACAATGTTATAAATGTTGGCGAGAACATGGTAGGGGCTTACAACACAATATACCAAACTTTTGGTGTGGCGGGACAAGAAGGTAGGGCTAGGAAGGAAGGCGAAATGGCTATGCTCAATGCTATACAGCAGGGCATGGATACCGAAGAAGCTAAAGAACTAGGCGCTAAGGTTACTGAAGAACTTCTAAACGCGATAGATTACTCCACACTAGCAGACAATGAACTTAATCGCACGTTAACCATGCTAGAGGGTGTAGCCAAAGAGTTCGTACCCGAGACATACACAAAAGAAGTAGAGGAGATGTATGCTCGTTGGGATGAAGCCGAGACTTTTGGGGAAGGTGTCGCAGCAGTATTCGGTTCTATAGCAGCTACTCCAAGGGCTTTTTGGAACGAAGTTATAATACAAGAGCTTGGAGAGACTGCTATACAACTAGCTACCTCTGGGGGTTTGGGCCTTGTAACTAAAGAAGTAGCTATGCGACAGGCGGATAATATACTTGCAGAAATGACCGCCGTTCAGATAGGTACAGGTGTTTATACTGCTAGCGTGGCGCAAGATGTAGCGATGGAGTACGGACAAAATGTAGCGGAAGTATACGACACTACTATGTCTTTGTTATTTACTAAAGACGAGTATGTAAATCCCCCGCAATACATAGCCGATCAGGGCGAGGACGCGGTACAAACGTACCGAGAAGATTTAGAGCAAGGGTATAACCAAATAGCTTTTGACACCTCTGTAAATGCAGGTACTTTCGCTATGGCTACGGTGCTAGCTACATTACCGTTTGAGGGCGGCTTAGATAAGCTACTATCTAGAAAATTCTTTGGTGATGTTGGGTTAGATACACTAGAGTTAGTAGCGGAAGACACAAATTTGCTACAAAATACTATTGGTGATTACCTATCAGTAATAGGCAAAGAAAGTTTCGCAGAGGGTGTACAAGAAGGTCTTACTGTGGGGTATGCCGAGAACGCATACTATAACTTAGGGTTTACTGACCGCCCAGCTGCCGCTCAGGTAGGCGTAGGTATGACTGTGGGTAGTATAGCAGGTGCAGGTACTACGGCGATTATAGCTCCTATAGGGTACCCAACTCCACAAGCGGAGGTTGCTAGCCAAATAAACGACCCTATAGGCAGGATACTTGTCACTACTAATGATGAAGTATATCAGGCTATTGAGTTGGGGGATGTGCCTAAAGTTAATGAATTAATAGCCTCTATTGGTTTAGCCACTGTTATTCCCCTGAACATAGAGCTACTAAATGCCACGGACGACAGTTATATATTAACCCCAAACGAAGTTGTCGCGGCTTATGAGGGTATGGGGCTAGAGCCCCCAGAAGGCTTTGTAGATACTATAGCTACTCAGTACATAGTAAATGATGAGACTGGGGAAGTTACAGTGTCAAGCCCCGTGACTGACAGTGATACGCTAGAGCAACAACTTGCTGAGCAGTGGGAATTAGCGTTTCCTTCGGATGCTGATGGTGATGGTGTACCCGACCGCACAGACGCATTTCCTGATGACCCTGCGGAGACAGTTGATACTGATGCTGATGGTGTAGGTGACAATGCGGATGCCTTTCCTGCAGATCCCGCTGAAACACTGGACTCAGATAGTGATGGTGTAGGCGACAACACTGATGTATTTCCTACTGACGCTTCTGAGTACATTGATACCGATGCTGATGGTATGGGTGATAATGCTGATGAGTTACCTAACGATCCTTTATATACAACTGAAGCAGCCTTTGAAGATGCTAACGACATGGAACGGTTGGGTAAACACGCGTTAGTGGCAGATATTGATGGTGACGGCATAGTAGACGCGCTTAGTGATGGCCTATTATTCCTAAGACACTCGTTTGGTATGCGAGGTGATGAGTTAATAGAGGGGCTAATTAAGGACGACTCAATACGAAATACCGCAAAAGAAGTAGAGGAGTATTTAAGCGACCCTAGAGTACAGCAGCTATATGATTTTAACAAAGATGGCCAAATAGATTCGTTGACCGATGGTCTAGCTTTCCTCAGAGCCGCTTTTGGTATTCATGGAGATGAGCTGACTACGGGGTTACTGCTTCCCGAAGATGATGCGGTACAAGTGTTGGATAACTTGGTCACGGCCACTCACTCAGCTTTCGCACTTGATGCAGACGGTTTGCCCACAGATGAGTTAAAAAACATACCTGCCCCTGCAGGAGCTATACATAATGCTGCACTTACTGCCCCTGAACTAACAGATACTGACGCTAAAAATGCATTAGATGATTTGGCCGCTTATAGCTATGACGAGCTAAACGCGCTAACTTATTCAGACACTGACGCAGACGGAGTTGTGGATGCCGAAGACGCATTCCCAGAAGATGCTACCGAAACACTAGACTCGGATGGCGATGGTGTAGGCAATAACACTGACCCACTCCCCAACGATGGTTCTGTCTACGATCAGGCTACATACGACATTTTCTATGCTAACCAAGACAACGACGATGACGGCGTTAGAAATGCAGACGATGTGTTTCCCGATGACCCCACAGAAACTATTGACACTGATGCTGATGGTGTAGGTGATAACGCTGACTTCTACCCACAAAACCCAAACCGCCAAGAATTACAAGATGCTGATGGTGATGCGGTAGATGATAGAGACGATGCGTTCCCTAACGATGCTACGGAGTCTGCTGATACCGATGCTGATGGTGTAGGTGATAATGCTGACGTATTCCCAGAAGATGCTACTGAAACTATTGATACCGATGCTGATGGCATAGGTGATAATGCCGACTTCTACCCACAAAATCCAGACCGCCAAGAGTTACAAGATGCTGATGGTGATACGGTAGATGATAGAGATGATGCATTCCCTAACGACGCTTCAGAAACTACTGATTCGGACGGTGATGGTGTAGGTGATAATGCTGACGTATTCCCACAAGATGCTACTGAAACTATTGACACTGATGCTGATGGTGTAGGTGATAATGCTGATATTAGGCCTACTGACCCTGATGTATTTGATGAAGCAGGGTATGAAGCAGGGCTAGACACAAAAGATTCTGTTATTGCTGAGCAAAAAGACGCGCTTGAGGCTACTTCAGAAATACTTGGTAAAGAAGCTAACGAAGTCACACAAGAAGACATAGATTTAGTAACTGACTATTTAGCAGGCGTAGAGCTAGCTCAAGACAAAATAGACACCCTAATGCGTTATGACGTAACTGGGCAGGATAATTTAGTTACGCAAGATGACTTGGCTTTATTGACGCAAGCGTATACACTAGGAGACTATACAGGTTTTGATCCTGACGCAGATTTTAATCCTGCAACAGGTATGTACCTAACGGCACAAGAAAAACAAGCCGAGATAGATGCGCTACAGCAGGCGGAGCTTGACCGAGAAGCAGAATTTGAACAGCAGTTAGAAGAGGAATTGGCTCAAAAAGCTAGCGAGGTAACAAGTGACATACAAACTCAGGTTCAAACAGGAGTTGAGCAGTTAGCGGAGCGAGAGGAAGAGAAACGAAAAGCTAACTTACTAGAGTCGTTAACTGCTCCGGGGCGAAAAGTGGATGTAGAGACTCCCGACCCTGCGGTCATACAATATGAATACGATATTTCAGGAGACAGCATTTTTGCAAACCCTGACCAAGAAGCGGCTTATGAGCAACGCAGTCCGTACGCGCTTCAAGATAGTCAAGATAACCCGTACGGAGATAGTTTAATTTATAAGATACAAGACAGACTTCAGAAACAACAAGGCTTAGCTTCTGGAGGAGCGGTTAAAAACAAAACAAACGAGATCCTACGGATACTTGGAGAAAGGTAAATGAGTGAAGAGAACGACGGTAATTTTCTAACAGATGCATTCGGTTCTATTGGAAACCTGTATGAAGGTGCAGGTAACTTCCTAACTAAACAGGATAACCCGCTATCTAGGTTTACAAACTTGGCTTTGTCTGCTGCCGTGGCGAAGTATGCTCAACCGCAAAAAGAAAAATTAGGCTACCAAGGTAAGGTAGATATGGACAAACAACGCGTCCGAGAGCGCGTGCCTATGCAACAATCCCAAAATGCTGGGCGAGATATAGGTATACTTAGTCTTTCGCAACCTACACAAGAAGGACAAGACCCTGTAGCAACCAATAAGTATTTGACTGGTGAGGAGCGCAGGCCGGGCGGTGCAGGAAGACGTTACTTCTCTGACCCTATAATGGCGAAACGCCCAGAAACGGGAATCCCTACTTTAGAAGAAGCTCAAACTACAGCCAAAGCTCAAGCTGACGCGCTAGCAGCCAAGCAAGCACCTACGCCACCCCCTGAACAACCCGCTATGGCTATGGGAGGACGTGTACCTAAGTATGCTAACGGTGGTATTGCGGGTGCACATAAAGGTTACTACTTAGGTGGTAAGACTGATGGTATGGCAGACGAGGTACCTGCTCGTATTGATGGTAATCAAGAAGCTCGTTTGAGTGATGGTGAGTTTGTTATTCCTGCAGATGTTGTAAGTCACCTAGGCAACGGTAATTCTGATGCAGGCGCAGACCAGTTACATAGTATGATGGACGGAGTACGTAAAGCTCGTACAGGTAATCCAGAACAAGGTAAACAAATAAACCCCCAGAACTTCATGCCTAAAATGGCACAGGGTGGTATAGCTCAATATGCTGGTGGTGGTTCTGTATACGAAAACAAACCATTTAAAGATAAGTTCCCTGATGGAGATGCTGTAGTTGGCACAACGAGCACTGCGCCCACAGCGGGAGATGCTACGACTACCACTTCTAGCGACAATACAACTCCTGTAGGACAAGCGACAGGGAAAGAGTCTTCTCTATCTAATTGGGTAGGAGACTATGTTACTGAAGGTATACTAGAACCTGCTAGCGCATTGGCAGCAGATCCGTATGAGGCTTATGAGGGCCCACTTACTGCGGGAACTAGTTCACTACAAGACCAAGCGTTTACGGGTATTTCTCAACTAAATAACCCTTTGAGTGGTGGTTCAGTAACTAACCAAATGGGTACGTTTACTCCTGATGCAGCCACATTAGACCCATACATGAACCCCTACACGCAAAACGTTATCGACCGCACTGCTGCTGACATGCGTAGGCAAAGTCAGATTGACGCACTACAAGACCGCTCAACAATGACAAGGGCCGGTGCATTTGGTGGTTCAAGAGATGCGCTAATGCGTGCTGAAAGAGCTAACAACCTGAACCGTGGTATCGGTGATATGTCCGCAACAGCAAGGGCACAAGGGTTTGATACCGCTATGACTAACGCCCGTACTGGGCAGGAACTAGCTAATCAGTATGGACAAGACATATTGGGCTTACAAGCTGATGCGGGGAACCTACAAAGACAAGTTGCTGCTGAGGGCGTTGCTGCTGATTACGAGCAGTTCAGAGAAGAGAGAGACTTTGGTTATAAACAACTACAGTTCTTACATTCTTTACTGCAAGGTATGCCAGTGGCTGCTCAGAACTACGCATACACGGAGCCAAGTGAGATTGATACCTTATTACAAGCAGGTGTTGCGGTTGAAGATATTTACTCAATCTTGGGACTTGGTTCTAATAGTGATAGTGGTAGTGGTAGTGAATCCCAAAATGATGATGGCGCTAGTCAGGTAGTTGACGAAAATCAAGCCGCAGCTAACGCAAATACAGCTTAGGAGAAGTATAGGTGAGTATAGATAGTCTTATAAACGACAAAAAAGACGCAATGCAGCTAGGCGGTCAGCCGCTAAACCAAGGCGTTGGCCCTGACTTAATTGAGGTTTTAGCTACTCGTAAGTTGTTAGAAGAAAAGGCAACTATTGCTAGGGACTTAGCGTTAAAGCAGCAGCCTACTCCTAACACTATAGCTGAACAGCAAGATCAAAAGTTATTAGGCTTGACTCAAAAAGAGATAGCTACGCAAACAGGTGGCATACTAGCTAATCGTGCTCAACAGCAAGGTAAGCCTCAGCCTCGCCCACAACAAGGTGGGATTATGGGTGCTATGGGTGGTGCTCCTCGTCCTCCAATGGGTGGTATGGGTGGTGCTCCTCGTCCTCCAATGGGTGGTGCTCCTCGTCCTCCAATGGGTGGTGCTCCTCGTCCTCCAATGGGCGGCATTGCTGGTGCTGCTCCACGCCCTCCCATGATGGCTAGTGGTGGCATTGTTGGGTATAACGTGGGTGGCAAAGTAAAAAGTGCGGAAGAAGCTGTTCGTGCTCTAGGGTTAGTAGATGACCCCACCAGTCCAGCACACCAAGCTAAGCTACAAAAAATAATGCAAACTCTTACGGCGCAAAGTAACCCCGAAGAAAAAGCTGCTGTACAAAAAGTCCTTGTGGATGCTGGTTTGAAAACTGGCCCTACAGATAAAATTAGGTCAGGTGCTTACGCTGATGATGGTTACGTGTTCCCTGAAGATAGAAAAGGCGAAGACACTTCTGCGGCAGGGGTTTCTGATGCGGATAGAGAAAAATTAAAACAACACAAAAACTACAATATGGGTAGTCCATTCGGTGGTGGGGCAGGCAGTCCTGCACACGGAGACCTTATAACAAAGCAAATTGATGAACGTGGCGGTATGGCTATTGTAGATCAGGCTATGATGTTGGGTGGTCTTGGGGCAGTTAAACAAATTATCGCTAACGTAGGCAAAAAGTATGGGCCAAAGGTCATCAATTATGCCAAACAAAAACTAGCAAAGGGTAAAGATTTTGTTAGGACTCCGGCTACAAAACCAAAATATAAAATGGGTGCTGATGGCAAGCCAGTAATGACAGCTCCCGGCCAAGCAGCCTCTCCGAATACTGGGAATTTAACTGGTGCTATGTTAGGGCTTGGCGGGCTTGCTTATGGTGCCGATGCTGTTATGGGTGGCACTAAACCTCCTACGGCTGACATGGGCGGTGCGGGAGTATTACGTCCTGAGACTGATCAGAAATCTGTGGATCAAAAACTGATCGATGATACTAATAGAGACGCTATCGCGCAGTACGGAAGTAAGGATGGCCCCACTGTGGATGACGCTAAAGCATTTGTGCGTGACCAGTACAATAAAGAAGCCGCTGGCCCTCAAGCTGGTACAGGAAAAGAGTTTGACCTTAGTGTAGATCCTTCTGAGTTCAGTTCTACAAGTGTTAGTGATTCTATGAATCCTCAGATGAAGAAGCAACTAGACAGACAACTAGCATTAGACCCCAAGACCGCTGCTGATGAAGAACGAACAGTTGCTATGGAGAGGTATAAGGTTGACGAGACTACTAGCGGCCTACAAGATATATTAGATAGACAATTAGCTGAGTCTAGAAGAGTGGCGGACGACCCACAAGCTAAGTACAAGCGTGACAAAGCTAGCATATATGCTGCAAGGGCAGGTGCTCCGGGCCGTGCATACCAACAACGTGTTCTTGACGAACAAGGGAAAGAAGGTAAGCTACTAGCACAAGAGCTAAATAACTTTGCAACTGCGGCTAACACTGAAGCAGCGTTAATAACTAAGGTAGATGCAGAAGCAGGTAAAGCCGCTACGCTAGCTGCTACTATGTTAAATAACTCCATGCAAGTAGCTTCAACGTTCACTGTAGCTAACCAACAAGCGTTCCGTGAGATGATAGCTAATAGAGGAACGCAACTTAAAAGCGAGGCAGAACTTAAACTTAAACGCGAGTATAATATAGCTCTAAATGAGATACAAACTATGCAGCAAATAGTCGCTGCCAGTAATGCTATGTCATCCATCATTGCTGCAGAACTAACTCAGCTGCAAAATTCTCAAAAATACATGGCGGCAGGTACAGAAGGCCGTAAAGAGCTAGAAAAAACGTTGGTCATGGAACAGAATATTAAGTATATATACCCACAACAAGAGTTGATAAAGAGAATAAGTACGGGTTTCGATATTGACTTAGGTGACTCTGGTGGTTCTGGCGGTTCTGAAGTTGGTATGACTGATGAAGAAGCTGCAGCGATGGCTCAATAACCCTATAAGGCTAACACTATGCCTAGCATACAAGAGATATACACTGCTATAAATAAAGCAGAAGCTCGGGGAGACAAGAAGTCTGTAGAAATTCTTTCGGGGCTATTTGAGAAACAGCGACGCGCTGATATGGGCTTGCCTCCACTCCCAAAAGAAGCTGATGGTTCTGCCAAGAAAGAAAAGACGGACGAAGAAGTTGGGTTCTTGGAGAACGTAGCTACGGGTATTGGTTCAGGTTTTGTTGGGACTACTGCTACGGCTGCGCTAGGTGCTGCTACGGTACTTGAAGAAGATACCGAGTTAAAAGCTAGAAAAAAGATACTAGACTTACAAGAAGACTTCACTCCTGAAGGCGGTGACAAAGACTCTATCACATATAAATTAGCATCTGGCGTAGGTTCGCTTGGTGCATTTGCTAGTACCGCACTATTAGGTAAAGCAGCGTTACCTGCTGCCGGTGTACTAGCTCTTGGCGCAGGCGCTGGTGAAGCGTCAGAACGTGCTAGGGCGTATGGCGCTAGCGAAGAAGAAAGAAACGCAGCTAGCTTACGTGGTGCTGCTATTGGTACGCTAGAACTTCTACCCCTAGGTAGACTCGCTAAGGACTTAGACATTCCCGGCCTACCTGACTTCATAGAAAAATTATCTGGTAAGGTTACACCAAAGACCATTACTGGTATCAGAGATAGACTACAGCGTATGGCTGCCACTGGGGTATCTGAAGGCACGCAGGAAGCAACAGC